CTGCCTTTATCTCATAACCGTTTACTTTCATCGTTTACCCTTTCGATTATTTTCTAACGTCACCCACTTTAAAAAGTTCATCTGTATGTGCGTTGAACAGTATGCTATATGCACATATTACAGACAAAGTTACGTGGTTTCTAATCTCTTCGTTAGACAAATTAGTATCTCGCCTTAATGCTTTTACAAGAAGGGCCGTGTTGTATCGCCTTATCAAGTTCACCGCTCGCATCTTATTCTTGTTTTTCTCCAAAATGAGCGACCAAGAACCCGATAAAGAAGAACCCTGCCGCTAATTCACCGGCCAGCCACCACGTTAAGACAATCGAGCCAATCATTAGCACGGTGTCTATCTTCTTACCAACCAGTGACCGTACATACTCAGTAATAGTAGCATTATGTTTAAACATAAGTATAAGCTCAATTATACCAACAGGCAGCAAGCACATTAGCCAAGTCACTAAAGGTATGTAAAGATTGCTACTCTTTGCCGCCAGCAAGAAACCTACATAAGCTGCTAAAATTAGAACACTCCCTACGTTCTGTAATTTATGCTTCATTTGCTTTCCCTTTTGCTTTGCCTATATTTTTACACTGTCTCGCACACACTTTTCTACGCAACGTAACACGCTCTTCAAATAGAAGTGTGCGAACGTTTTTCTTATGACGATTTTTCATTTTCATACTCCGTATCTAACGCTGAAATTGGCCCGTTCTCTTTCTTCTTTATGTCCTCATACGGTGCTGCTATCATACGGTACAGTTCCAGTTTAGCACATTCAAGAACACCTATAGCTCTGTTGAGTGTAGCATACCTTAATCCTTTACGCTGTATAAATGAATGACACAAATAAGTTACTGCATAATTGAAGCTACCTTCGTCGTCGATACAGGCCGCGAGCGGTTCTAACTCTTCCTGCATAGCCTGTCTAAAAGCACTATTTACGTATGGCATTACACACCTTCTTTCTTGGTAGCGTTATTTCTTTCTTTCTGATACTCTACAGCTTTCCAAATTAGCAAAGCTAATGCTACGGTTCCTACAGACAATAATACAACGATGCCAATACGCTCAGCGTATCGTGCAAACGCAACTAATACCCCCATTCCTGCTATACAGGAAGCTGGTATAACCCATCCCCATTTGCTTCGAGTAAGACCCCAAAAAACAAGACCTGCTACAAGCAAACCTATTAGAGCCGCATAACAATAGGCGTTATACCGCATTGTATCGGCCAGTCTACCCGCTGCTGTTTGCATATTTTGTGATACACCCTCGGCTATTATAGTAGCCGCCTCACCTTCATAAACTGCAAAACCATTCGGGTCTTGCACAAGGCACTGTCCTGTAGTTATTTTTGAAACGGTACATCCAGTTAGGAACATACACAGCAATATCATTAGAAAAGTTTTCATTACGGTTCTCCCATAGCATCTTTAACCCATCGTTTTAGTGATAAACCTTTATACGCATACATTCTACCGCTATTGTCGCCCTGTCCGCCAAATCCTACACTAATCTTTACAAGCTCCACGCCAACTGACGAGCTTCTTAACCTGCGAGTAAACACAGTTCTATTACCTGCGTGTATTCCTGTTTGCCTACACCATAGAACCCATGCATCGAACAACATTTGCGGTGTCACTGTATTATTTTCTATCTGGTCGCAGCACTCGTACACAAACGCCCATATAGGGTTGTTAATTTCTCTGAACCCGCGTTCAACTTCCTTAGACGCTGTTGGCACGTGAAATTTTCCTGTTGCTATTAAGTCCTTCAAACCCCGTAAGGCGAAATTTATAATCCTGCCCTGTGCTGCTGCCAGTTTAAGCCTATGTTTTAGTCCGGTGTCCTCTCGACCGAGATACGACTTATTAAATTGCAACGCTAATAGTCTTGCTACTAACGCCGAGGTATAATCGGGTAATTCCGGTATCTCGTTTACTGCTAATGTAAATCTACAAGTCAAATGTATCGAAGCAAGTTCAGTCAGAAATTTACGGTTTATGTTTACGGGGTCGCCGCCTGTAATTTGGAGCATACGCTCGATAAGATACGGTGTTTCGCTAATATGCGGGGCCTTAACATCAGGTAAAAATACGGCGAGTCTGCCCATAAATTTCTGATACCCAAAGTCACCCGCCATTGACTTTAACGTAGTCGAGGCACAATTTTTATCGCCAAGCATAGCTGATAGAGTCTCTATGATTGTACCCTTACCCGCCCGCGTAGGCCCAATGAACATCATAAATTTCTCGTATGACATATCCGGTAACAATAAATATCCAGCCCATTGAGCAAGCAACCGTATTGAATCTTCGTCGCCGTCAAATATATCCCTAAGAGCATCGTCCCATTCAGGACATTCAGAATCTTCTTTGAAATCATACGGTATAGCATTGTAGCTAAAAAGCTTAGGCGTTGGTCTTTCTAATGAAATTTCACCTTTTATATATTTATTAACATCTAATATTCCGTTATTAAATACTATCATACGTTTAAAATCGGACGCACGCCCGTCTAACCAGCACGGCGGTGTACCAGTTACAACACAGAACGCGTTGGCCGCGTCAATAATGTCGTTTATCTTGCTGCGTGTAGCCCTATAGGGCAGTATGTCAATGCCCTGTTTTGTGTCTTTCTTGTAGTGCTTATCGCTGACATATCTATATATTTGTCCGCGTAACTCTGCTGCGTCAATATCATCGTAGCAACTACCATTCCATTCTACCCACTGTCCTCTGTAGTTACGTAGCGTAAACGCACCGTCGAATACTTTTAGTTCCTGTAAAAATCGCTCTGCTACTGTAATAGACGCGTCGTCTACGAACACGTCGTCAAGCCCGCCGCTGTTACCCGCTGTATTAAAGTATTCTATAACCTCGGCTTGAGTAACTTTGAGCCTTGTATACCAGTCTCGTAAGTCTTTTATACCAGTAGGATACAGCGACCTTTTGAGTTCTTTTATGGTCTCACTCAACGTCAGGAACGTTTTGTCCATTCCCCGTTTGCCAACACCCTCGTCATTATCCCCAAATATCCACGTTGGTCTGCCAGCAAGCGGCATACTCTTTAAATAACTATCGCCGCTCTCAGCACTTGGCTTGCCTATAGCTACAAAGCCTAAGTCTAAAGCTGTTGCCGTATCAGTGAAACCTTCTACAATCAAGACTGGCAACTGCGACGGCATAAGCACACTTTCGCGTGTTGTGTTACCGCCTTTTTTTCTTATGTGCAGATACCCCGAACCTTCAAAAAACTTAATAGCACCTGTCGGTGTTCTCGGACACATTACTGCTTGCGGGTCGTATGGGTTATCACTTGACACCATACACCAGTCGCCTTTGCCACATATTGGACACGTTAAATCTTTGTGTTTGTATATTTGTATCCAGTTGTGGCGACCAGGCTCGTACTTGTCATTGCCTGTAAAAGCACCAGGGTTTATAACATAGGTAAGCCCACGTTTAGACCCTTCTATAAACCACTTCTTACTGCTGTTTACAGCACGACAGGCAAGGCCAATTATTTCTCCCAACGCGTTTCGTTCTGGAAATATCCAGCACGATTCTTTGGGATAGTAACCCACACCTATAAGCTCAAGTGACTTGGTTGTTACTCCAAGCTGTTGTGATAAAGCGTGGAGCATACCCGTTGACACGTTGCTCTTATATATTTCAAATTGCTCAGCAAAAAGAATTATTGGCATCGGCCAGTCCTAAATATCACAACAAGTATATCGTTTTGAATCGCCCTTTGGATATGGTAATACGGGATACTTTAAATACTTCGTCATTTTCTTGTTTTTAAAAAACACATACCTATGTTTGCGGGGTCTGTCAGCTAAATAAAATCTGTCCCCAAACTTCTCTCTCATAAACTTTGCTCGTTCTTTTCGGCCTCTTGACATATCAGCTATTGTAGCTCCGTGCAAATGCTCCATACCCTTTATTTTCCAGTCAGTACGTTTGGCCGATAGCCCTGTGTATATCCAATTCGTAGCCTGATAAACATATCCTACGTGCCCCTGTGCCGTATCAGCGAAAGAAACAAGAACCAGGTCTTTTGGCAGTTGCTTTATAGCCCTACTTATTATCATAGAGGCAGCGTTCTTTGGTGCGGTAGAGTTTATACACAGACGATTTAGCTCAAATACAAGTTTAGCATATTCCTTGCCGCATATCCCGTTTCGTAACGGGGGCGAAGCAGGTTTACCAAAGGTAACTATGCCCTCTAATTTATCACGTACAAATAGACCAAAGGCAAAAGACACAGGACAAACCCGACGTGCGTAGTGCTTTTCTAACAACCAGGGTTTAACATCGTTAAAATCTATCTGTCTTACTTCCATATTTTATCCGCATACTACATATATGTAGACTAAGCTACAGTTTTGACTACATATATGTAGACTAAACTACAGTTTTTATTACGCACGTGTATAGTAAAGGGTAAGCCGGAGCGAGCAGGATTTTACCTGCTTGATATGCAGCCTACACATCTGGATTAAGACGTTTGTCCCGTGTGACAAGCACGTTGAATCTTTCTCCTGCGTTTCGCACACGCTGTCGCTCCGGCCCCCTATACTACAGTGGATGCAACTTATATCACGGTTACCGCGTTCACAAGAGCGGTTTCAATCTCTCCCCATTGTTCTGGAGTAATGTCCTCTTCCTCGGTGCTGCCAACAATGTCCTCGATAGTGTTTTCCCACAGTTTACCGAGTGCCTTATCGTCTATTCCAGCACCTTTTTCACTCTGGTTTGCTTGTGCAACTGCACCCCAAGCTTCTACCTTATTACTAACCTTTTTTTCTACAGGGCCGCTGGTTACAGGCGGTGCTACAGTTTTCTTCGGCTTAGGCGGCAACGGAGTCGCCTTCTTTTCAGCGGTTTCTTCTTCTACCTTCCCAGGAGCGGTTTTGCTAACAGGCTTAGCAGGTTTTGCAGGTATGCGAATTTCCTGTAGTCCCTTAGCATATTTGGCATCGAGACCTTTCAAATCATCGGGTGACAACTTTTTAATTCCGCCTGGTTCTGCGTCGTACACATCAATCCAGCTTACATTTAAACGTGATTCACCTTCGTACTCGTCCTCTGATACACGGAACTGAACGCCAACAGGTGACTCGATACTGTCTAACTCGGCAAAGCTTTTTCCTGTCCAGCCAAATACTTTTTGTATTTGCTGACAGTTAAGAGTAGACTTCCCGTCCTTGCCAAACAGTACAAGATGGCCCGTTATGCTCTGGTCATACTCGGCATAATCTACCCATATCTTCTCTTCCTCATCGAAAATCTCTACTGCCTTTAACTTAACAATTAACTGTGGGCACTGCGATTTTTTAGTTTGCCCCACTGCTTTTTCAAGCACTACGCCTCTAAATGTTGATGCTCTGTCAATTTTGTTCATTACTTGTTTTCCTTTAAATCGGTTGAATTACATTTTGGACAAATCAGTGTGCCCTTCATAATCTTCGACTCTTTTAGCACGTCAAAATTTGCGTTACAGCTATTGCACGTATAGCGATATGGCAACAAGCCTTTTCGTTTCATTTCTTCGTTCACAAGTACGGCCATAGCACGATTAGCCGCATCGCGTGCTATCTCTTGCTTCACAATGTCCCCGTGACAGTGCTTGTATTTTAGTCCTGATTTACACGGACAGGGGTCGTTGCGTCCTGGCATATTACTCATTTTATCACCTTAATCTTTACATTAACTGGCGTTACCTCAACCCAATGTCCCCATCCTGTGTGGAAATATTTCTTTATCTCTGAGACGTACTGTTCGCGTCTCTTTCCGCTTAACTTGGTCACTCTAAAAGGCCCGTTTTTAACGTATAACGCATTTCTATAGCCAAAGAACTCTCCGCCTCTCAACATTAAGAATTTAATCTTTCCTGTCATTTCTTTACCCCCATACCCAACGCTTGCCATATTGTATCATCTGTTTGATTTTCAAATGACACAACAGGGTCTTTTAATGTTCTGGTCTTCGCAATAAAGTATACTTCCGGCTGTACAAATATAGCCCTGTCTGTAGTACCGGCTATCTTTTTCTCTTCGACCTTAAACGTATAGTAGTCTACCTTAAATACGTGGTTAGCCCATTCGCAAAACGGGAGCCTTACCGAGTTTTCTTCTTTAGCTTTACTGTGATAGAGCCTCGGCCCGTCCTCAAGAAAGTCCTCTCCGCCTGGGTTAGTACGCGTACAGGCAGAATTTTGAGCAAGCAGCACAACGTTTTTTCCAGCACGAACAAGGGCATCAAAATCAGGAAGTAACAGAAGCATAGCATCGCGTAAATGACGATAGCCTTTACCATAGCCGTACCCTTCAATAGAGCCTACTTTGTTTCCTCTTTCGTGAAGTATATTATCGAATAGATACTGTTCGCAAAACGGTGACTCTATCTTTGTAAGATTGTCCACGATAATCGTGTCATAATCCTTGAACAATCCTGGCTGTTGTAGTACCGCTCTAATGTCCTCAAACGTTTCAATGTTTGATATAACAGGTATCTCTTCTCCTGTTATAGGGTGTCTTGGTACTCCCTTGTCGTCAGCTAACGCTATCAATCCGTTGTCTACGGATATAAACACTGGTTTTCGTGTTAAAGCTGCAAGCGT